CGGGGCTCCTAATGCCTGTCAAGATATTAGTAATTTTAACGTTTTGTGGGTATACGTACCTAGGGAAATTTTTGAAATCCTTGAATTGCAATTCGCCAAAAAATTTTTTGGTAAAACACACTTCATGCACATCCTATACCAAACAGACGTTCGCAGAGAGGGCAGTGGTGGCATTTGGCAAGTCGGTGCCCACTCAGGGTACGTTGTAAGCCCCCCCTAAAGGGGGGGCTACAACTAGTACCCTGAAGGGGTACCGAATTGGGCAAATTTAGAGAAAAAAGGGGATTTATGGCAAGTTTTAGAGAAAACGTCGCTCATGTACTTTTTCAAAAAAAAGTCATTTTTGCAAAAGTACTTTTTTTTCTACACGAAAACGCACTTTTAGAATTGCATTTTCATTGATTTACGTCACTTTCGCGCTTCTAGCTGTTATATACGGCTCCGTTTTTCACAAAACCAATTTTCTACACGAAAACGCACTTTTAGAATTGCATTTTCATTGATTTACGTCACTTTCGCGCTTCTAGCTGTTATATACGGCTCCGTTTTTCACAAAACCAATTTTCTACACGAAAAAGTCAAAACAGGTACCTATTTTCCTTGAATTTCTATCAATATCGAGTTTAAGCGAAGCCTACATACTCCGTTTTGCTCCAGCACGAAAGTAGGGTGACAAAAAAACCCGATTTTCGGGAAAAACTGAATCTGTAGCGCGGCATTTCTTCGCGTAAACCGACTTTGATATTCTCATTTTTCCTATTAATTATACATGGTAGTATAGAAATCCTTCCAGTTTTAAAACGCAAAAAAAAATTTGAAGATTTTCAACATTCTCAAAGTTGATGAAAAACCACTTTAGGCTGACTGCTTAGAGTTTCGGTTGATTTTTTTTTAAGTTACGTTTTAGATACATTAAAATATATCACAAGTATGGTATAATACCTGCTAGAATGATTTTAAATCAAATCCCGGATAAAACATTAAAACAGATTCAAGCTTTCGCATTTAAATACGAATTAGACTTTGAAGGTCAGCTTCTAAAGTTACAGGAAGAGCTTACCGAAATCCAAGAAGCAACATCTGAAGAAGAGGTTATTAAAGAGCTGGCCGATCTTGCTATTGTGATGGTATCTGCACTTTCCGTTTGTCATGCAACACTTCAAGATAGGGCCAAAGTATTTATGTATTACAGTATTTTAAGCAAAATACCAGATACCCTAGTAACTAAGGTATTAGATGAAATAGTTAGTAAAGCAGACATAAATGATAATAGAACCTGGGTAAGGCTATCTGATGGAAGGCTAAAACATAAATGAATGGCGAAGTTAAACTTATTTCTAATACGTGTACCCCCGAATATGGCACAGCAGGTAATAATTATTGTATTAACTACTTAAATGTAGATAATCCAGTTCCAATAGGAGCATTGATCAGACAAGCACTAATAAAAAGCTTTCCAACAGGTAAGTTAGTTCCGAGTACTATTAAATACAAAGTAGTAGATTGCATTAAACAAGCAAAGAAGAACTATAAGTTAGCCGTACTAAAGGATAAAGATGAAGGGTACTTACCAATTTTTTACCAGGTAAAAAAAGGGACTATCTTCTTATATGATTACGACTATGATGGAATGGATAAATGAAAGCAGAAACGTTAACAAAACTTTTAGAACTCAAGAAAGATTGGGAATCTTACAACTTAGACCAAAAGAAAGAAGAAATTCTTAAGTTTAGTCTAGATAACCAAGAAATCGATCTATATGTAGAAGCAGCGGATTTCTTTTTTGAAACTTTCACCCTTATACAGTATTTGAAAAAACTTAAATCTTATTTATAACTTACTTTTTGTATAAATACAGTATAATAATAGCATGAAGAGCACATTAAGTGAATTTGCCGGAATCTTTGGTCAAGAAATCGGCCCAAAAGCCTTTAAGCACTGGGATAAGTATGAAGATTTCTTAACTGAAATTAATCCCCCAGAATATTCAACTGCATATAAGCATGTACAGATTTTAATAGATGCTGTAGATGGATTGTTACGTGGTGATTATGATAACTTAGCTATTCACATGCCACCCAGGCATGGGAAAACCGAAACAATAACTAACGCTTTACCAATCCATTTTTTGTTAGAGCATCCAAAATCCGCAGTATGTGTTGCTTGTCACACTATTGACTTAGCTAAAAAATTTGGTGAGCAGTGTCGAGATAAGATGGCTCGGTATGGCCTTTTAAGTAAATCCACAAAAGCTAAAGATACTTGGGCAACAACTTTAGGGGGTCGATATGTAGCTGGGGGTATGTCCGCAGCACCTACAGGCCAGGGTTTTAACCTTATTATTTTTGATGACCCCATCAAAACAATGGCTGAGGCTCAGAGTCCGTTAGAACGAGAGCGGTTGGAATCTTGCTTTTTCAATGACTATTTATCCAGAAAAGCTCCAGATTGTAAAGTAATTTTAATAGGAACTAAATGGACTCCAGAAGATATTTATACAAAAGCCACCGAAAACGATCCAGATAACTGGAAGATAATTAACTTACCCGCAATTAGTATAGATGAAGATGGTAATGATCAAGCTCTTTGGCCTGAAGTTTGGCCTATAGAGAAACTATTAAAAAGAAAACAAGAACTTTTAGCTACTGAATCCACCGGAGAAGCAGCTTGGGAAGCACAGTATCAACAAAATCCAATCCCTAAAACGGGTGTGTTTTTCAGAATAGATTTATTACGAGCTGTGTTACCAGGCACGATCCCTAATATTATACAAGCTGTCCGAGCTTGGGATGTTGCTTATTCAAAAGGTAGGGGTGACTGGACAGTTGGTGTACTTTGGGGTAAGGATAAGGAAGATAAGCTTTACATTTTAGATGTTGTAAGAGATAGATTAGGCCCCTCAGAGCGGGATGATTTTATAAAGAAAACGATATCAGAGGATACCTTTTTATGCAAAAGAGATCATATAAGTTATAAAGTATTGCTCCCAACAGACCCGGCAGCTGGTGCTGTACAAACAGAAAGCTGGGCAGAGAAGTTTAACTTTTTAAGTCATGAGCTTGCTAGTATGGGTTGTTATATAGAGTATTATAGGGCGGGATCTTTAGGGGGCAGACCCACTGGGATACCCTTAAAGGAACGTAGAGCGCACCCGTTAGCTGCTTATATTAATGCTGGCTTGATAGTAATGGTTAAAGCACCCTGGAATTCCGAGTTTAAGAAAGAATTAGGTTTATTTCCTGGGTGTTCTCACGATGACCAAGTCGATGCTGCGTCTGCTGGGTTTTCTGATATATCATTTGGAATGACGAACAGTGCTGAAGTTTTAGCAGATGCAGTAAAAACAATAGGCTTAACATTATCTAATAGACGAGAACAGGCATCTAATCCTGAAATTAATTATCAACATTCTAATAATGTATATGCAGAGTATGATGACTTAGGTCATTTTTCGGCTAGACCTTATCATGGATTATTAACCTGGTAGTATATAGTATCAGTATTAGATCGTTCTAGATTAGATCGTATTTTTAAAAATTTATGGTATAATAACAGCATGCCAAGAAGCAGCCGTAAGCAAACACAATTACAACCCCCGGCTAAAACTATAAATGTTGCTAGTTCCGGTACACCTTTACCTAGTAACAAAAACAACCCGATAACAAACCTTATTCCAAATATGGCGGGTAACCCGGCAGCTACACTAGCTTCCAGCACCCCCGTCTATGTTACGGATGCTCCGTTTTCCTATGATTCTTATACAATGGGGCACTATTCTAGCATATTTGGCCCTACAATGAGGTTTGCACAGTGGAATCCAGATAGGTTAATTAGTCAGAGGGGTTTTCTTCAAATGAAGGAAATGCTTTCTATGGCTGCTGTCCGGGCCCCAATGATGATTAAGAAGGCATCCGTAGTAACAAACCATAGTGTGGTTCCTAGTATTGACGACTTTAGAGATCCTAATTTCGAAAAATCCAAATTAATGGCAGAATATTGTGAATATTGTATCAAAAATATAAGAAGCACAATTACTAGGAGATATCAACCATTCAATAGTGTGTTATGGCAAATATCGGATGCTTTCCATTATGGGTTTGGAGTTGCTGAACTCACACTTACAAAGAAGATTTTATCTGGTAAGTTTAGGGGAAAGCATGGGCTAGATTACATTGCGCCTAAACCCGCTTGGGAGTTTGGCTTTGAGTTCTTTAATACATCAAGTTTTGAGGCCGCAGCGGTAGTTCCTTATACTCCGATGGATGGTTATCAGAGTCCGGTACCTATTGAGAAGGTAATGCTATTTACGTACAATCCTGACGAAGGGTTACCTTATGGTAACGGGGATTGTAGGGCTAATTTCAAGCATTACTACATCTTAGATAACTTAATTAAGTTTTGGGCCTGGTCTGCTGAACGCTGGGGATCTCCGGTATTAATTTTAAAGCACCCACCGATGGATGATACAGCCCGTCAACAAGCCTTATATATTGCATCTCAGATTAGAAATGGTGGGGATGTTATTTTACCCCAAAACATGTCATACGAACTCATAGAGCTGAAAGCAGAGGCTTTGAGGAACTTTAAGGAATTTGCTGAGTGGAATATTAAGCAGATATCTTTAAATACATTAGGTAACGTTTTGACAACATCCGAGGGTGAGGTTGGTAGTGGTGGTTTAGGTAGTGTACACCAAGGAACTCAGAGTAAGCTGATTAATTATTGTAAACAGAGTTTACAAGATACTGTAGAGAACGATTTATTTAAGAAACTTATTTTTAATTCCTACGGTGAAGAATACGTAGAGTTTTGTCCAAACTTTGTATTTGGTAACGAGTTGTCCTCAGCAGAATTGACGAGTTTAGCTACTGCATTTAATCAATTGATAGCTACGGGGGCTATGAGTCCTTATGCTGCTGATATTAGGAAAAGGCTTCACATAAAGCCAATAGAGCAATCTGAAATTGAAGAGATTGATTCACTTGCTCAGATGATGAGTGAAATGAAATCTAAATTACAAAACTTAGAGAAACCGGGAAAACAAGCTAACCGAGCTGCTAAGTGAAATAGGGGGCCAGTATAGAATCCATACTTATAGAACCATCTGACAGTAATGCTGATGAAGTATTATCAAAGGCAAAAGCAAACACAACCCATGCATATTCAGTTCCAACTGAAGAGAGACAAAAGTTAGATAGTGCTATTGACCTTGTAAGAAAGAACCTAGGGTTAGATAAACCTGAAAGAATTGTTAAAGTAACAGAAGAAGAAGTAAGCAGGACTAATACTTCCTCGGGTATTCGATCTTTATTTGAAAAACTTTCTTTATATGCTCCTGAATATGGGGCTCCTAAAGAAGAGATTGATGAATACACTAAAATAAGAGCTTTACTTAGAGACAAGAGAGACTTGATTGAAGTTAATTCAAATAAGGCTTTTCGTGTTGAAAAAGAAACAAAAGTCCCAACAATGGAAGATTTAGACATGACGAGGATTTTAAAGAGATCTGATATTGATTTCTCTAAGTCTAAGAAGTTGTCGGGAAATGTTTGGCAATTTTTTAACCTTGAAGGAAAATCTGTCGGGGTTAGCGGAGTTCATGAGGGTTGGTCTATAGAGATTCAACAAGCGATTGAAGAAACAGTACAATTATAATGTTAACAGTAAACGAACTATTAGAGTATGGGGTCATAAAGGACTCCCAGATTAAACGAACAAGCTTCAAACTTAGTAATAAAGTTAATGTAGTTAAGGTATGCCCCAAGTGCTTAGAAGATGTTGATATTCATCCCATTGATGATCCCTTCTTCTCTACCGAATCAACTATAGCTATTCAGTGTGGTAGTTGTAAAACCAAATATGCTATTTGTATTTATTGCGGTAAATATGTACGAAATCCGCAAGCTGCTCTTTGTACTTGTGAAATAAGGGATTCTTTTATCAAGGACATTATAGCTTCAAAAGAACAACCCGGCAGCGATGACGATATTGTATCAGATATTGAAAAGCCAAGACGCGGCAGAAAGCGATTAGATGGGACCGTATAACCCAAACATCCCTAAAGAACCCTTAATAAAGGTTACGGAGCTTACTGAATGCCAATGGTATAGAAGAAAGCCCAATGAAGTTTTACCCTGGGGCTGTATGTCCGGTATGTGGGGGGATATAATTTGTTATTTAGGTGTATTTCGGCAGAGAATAGGTGTTGGTAATTTAATAATTACCTGTTTTGATGAAGATATTGTACGATTTTGTGCAGAGCAACCTTTTATAAAAAATATCATTTGGATAAAGCCGGAATCAAAGCAGTGGTATGACAGAATGACGGATGCTTTATGTGGATCTCCAGCGCCTTATCCTGATCCTCAAGTCGAAGAGTTGAGGCAAATAGCTGGACTTCCAAAAGGTACTAATATAATAAAAACAACTTGGGATTTCCAATTCAGGGAATCTGGAATTGTACCAAGGTGGGGTGGGGCTAGGGTTCCTATAAAATACCATGAAGAAGCCTTAAAGTTATTAGAACCCTTAAAAGATGTACCTACAATATTAGATATAGAGGGTTACCCTTGTGATACTAAAACATATTTAATAAACCCATATTCCATTAATACTTGTAATCCTGAGGATCATTGGAATCGGTGGGCTGAATTAATTCAATACTTATACATGCTTACCCCACATAATTATGTATTTGTTGGGCATACTATAGAGTTTGATTTACCCGATACCCCTAGATTATTAAATTTGGTTAATAAAACCAGCAGCAATATGACAGTATTTGCATTAGCTGAACATTGCTGGGGAACTATCACAACAATAAATAGTCTAGCACATTATTGTAAGGTAGCGGGATTAAACCAGTTCGTATTCAATAATAAGGGAAGTTATATGAATCGAAGTAGTTTTCCCAAGTTTATTGAGCTTGATTCCACCCCTCATGTTGAATATGACGCACCTTTCAACTATGCATTAAGCTGTGTTCAGCAATTTGTCAATATATAAGTACCTAGATAGCAGAAAATTAAAATAAATTTTTCTGCTATTTTTTTTATAAGTACTTTTCATATAAAATTAAGATATAATATAATTATTAACGCAATAGAGATTGCACCACTTTTAACTATGACCAGACGTAAACAAGTAAATATCGAAGAGGCGGAGATCACCGAGGTTTTTGAAACCTTGAGTGGTACACATGTCAACGGTATCGCAGGTAAGAAATCCAAAGTTAAGGTTCCTGAATCGGGTATCACCAACGATGTTGATGGAGACCCAGACCTCGATGAAGATCCTGATGAAGATGACGATAAATTAGCAAAGAAGTCCAAAGGATCTTTTAGTGCTGATGGCTCTAGGTATTACATTGAGTTTGACTTAGGTGAACCTACAGAACCAAAAGAGGATTTATACGGGCTTGCATCTAAATATAAGGTGTTTGAAGATAGGAAAATCTTCGAGTTAGGCGATTATAGCAAGGATAAGGGTTTTTCCTTAAACATTGATGAAGCCAAACTTGCTGTAAAGAACTTTAAACCTTTCCACCTAAAGATGACGCACGAGAAATCTACTTGTTTAAGCGGAAAAATTGGGGCTATTTTAGATGTATCGATTAAAGATAATAACGTATTAGGAACAATTGCAATTCCTAGAAAGTTTTACGATGATTATTTAACCGATCCAGAGTTTAGAAAAGTTTCCGCAGAATGGGTAGTAGACCCAAAGGATATTGTTGGATTAGCTATAGTTACCAATCCTTACATTAAAGATGCCTGTTTTGATGATTCTACACTTGAGGATACAAGTGAACTTTTGATAAAAAATGATTCTATGATTAATACAAAAAAATTAGCTTATGATATAAATCCCCATCAAGCATTGCATGATATTGCACACTTTTTTGGGGCAAGGTGCGGGGATAAGGAAAAGTATTTTCCACCAAAGGAAACTATAGATGAGTTGAATCCCGCTTTTTCTGAAGAAGAATTCATTGATAGTATAAAAGAATTTCATAATTTAGATCGATGGGATGGCGAGATAATCCCCAAGGATCTCAAAAAAGAGTTACAAAAGTACCACGATCTATCTGTTAAGGCGGGTGCCGACTGTGACGAATATCAAGCGAGACTAATGAAATATAGAGCTGTTAGTCTACCTGCTTTTGGTAAATTTCTAGAAAGCTCTTGTTTTAAGGAAAATAACAATATGGATACTAAACAACCAGTTGAGTTTGATAACCTTGTGTCACAGAACAAGGAATTAACAGACACAGTTGCTAAGTTTGAACAGAATATTGTCGCCAAAGATTCCGAAATTTCTGCATTGACTGAAAAGCTTAGTACGTTAGAGACTAGTTTCTCTGATGAAAAGGCTAAGTTCGAAGCTGAAGTTAAGGTTCAGGTTGAGTCTGTTCGAAAAGATTTTGATGCATATATTGCTAAAACTCAAGCCGAAGCTGCGAAAGCTGCTATTAAGGCGGAGGCTGCCCTTTATTTGAACGATGTTCAAGGTGTAAAGATCAGCGCTGCCCAGGTTAAGGTTTACTCTGATATGATCGAGGAAGATCCTACTTCTTTCTCAATTGTTAAGAAGATCGTTGACGCTTTAGATGAGAATGCCCTATTCAAGAAAGATATCACTACTTCAGATAATGAAGCCGGTGTTGCTAAAGCTTTGAAGGGTAATGATTCTGAGTTTTCGCTAGATTCGATTGTTGCTCCCGGTAAGTCAGGTGCTACTGCTGAAGATATTGATAAATATCGTAATTCAAAAACCGGTTTGAATGACGTTAAAGATTATTTCAATAACACCGTTGCCGGTGCGAAAGGTTACAAATAATGGCTATTGGAACTTGGATTCGCCCTGGGGCTACAGCTCCTTGGGTTGACACTAAAGTTGCTTCTGCTTTTTCCCCGTTTGCGTATTACGGGGTAGAGTACATGAATAAGATTATCTGCCTAGATTCAAGCGGTTACGCGGTTGTTAGTAACATCTTGAACCCAGTGGGTATCTCTATCGACGAGTCTTGGAACGCTACGATGTCTGGTAGTAATCAAGCTCTAAGTGTTTATAACACAGGAGCTTTGCCCGTTACTGCTGCTGGTGTTATCACTGCTGGTCAGTGGGTTACCTCCGATGTTAACGGTAATGCCGTTGGTGTTGTAGAATCTACTAGCACTAATAGAACAACTGGTATGATTGGTATTGCCCTTTCAAACAGTTTGTCTACTGTAAATGCCAATGGTAACTACGGACTTGTTACTATTAAGATTAGATAAGGATATATAATGGCTACGTTAAGTAATGAACACGTTAATGTAATTATCACATCTCTGTTACCTGCGTATACCAACGAGGAATACATCGGCGATGCCGTTGCTCCCGTTCTACCAGTAAACAAACTATCTGATAAGTACTTCTTGTTCAATAGAGATACATTTATTAAGGGTTCTGGTATTGGAAGTAATGGTTTACCGAATTCTTCGAGACTACCTAGACAGGATTCTCAAGAAATCTTCTGGGATGTTGCTCAAGGTTCCTTCGAGATCATTCCTTTGGCTGCTAAGATTTGGGTTTCAAATCAGGAGATTAAGCTTGCTGATGATCCGTTGAACCCTTCTATCACTGCGGCTACGGTTGTTCGAAATCGCTTGCTTCTTGACAATGAAGCTGCTGTTGCTAGTGTGGCTCTCGATCAGACTAAATATTCTAATCCAATTCAGTTAGTTGATGACGCTAATGTTGGAACTTCCTGGAAAAACTATGAGTCTGCTTCTTCGAACCCGTTCCGAGATATCAAACGTGCTAAACGCGCTGTTAAGGAAGGTATCTTCCGAGAGGCTAACACTCTGTTGATTTCTTACGGCTTGAGCTACACTCTACAGGATCACCCCTGGTTCCGCGATACCTATAAGTATCAGGCTACCGAAGGTGCTACCAAGGATGGCTTACCAGCTAACTTCAGAGGTTTGTCTACTCAAATCGCTGGTACTTTTACTGCAATGTCTGGTTACGGTGCTAACACTGTTGCTGGAAATATTTGGCAATCTCAGCCGCTCAACGGTGAGCCTGAGAATAGAGAATTTGCTTTGGTTTATTACCGAGATAAATCCAATCAGTATTATGCCCCTCAGACCTTCAGAACTTTTGAAGCGCCTAATCCTTGGGATGATACTCGTGGATTCTCTGTTAGAACCTGGTACGATATTTCCAAGGATAGTCATGCTATCGAAGTTGGTGTAAGCCGAACTTGGAAGGCCATCGCTACTGATTCTTCGGGTAATATCGCTGGAGCACAGATCATCACCGACGTTCCTGATGATGTCACTGCTGATTAATTGGTCTCCTAGAACGTAAATGTTGCCGGAACCTTCGGGTTCCGGCACTTTTTAATCATGAAAAGTAATTTTCTATGGTATAATAAAAGCATGATAGAAAATAGCTCGAATTCAATTTTAGAGAGAACTAATTATAAAAATGAAGAGCAAAGGCAACTGGGTAGTTACTGTGTAATTGCTACGCTTGCCGATGTTACAGAAGTTGACGGAGAGTTAAGGGTTTGGGATGTTCCTGATGATGTTGTAGGATTTAAATTTATCGTATTAGACTGTTTAACCTCCGCTCAGGATTTAATTATTGCACATATATACAACGATCCAGAGCTAGGTACTTGTAATTTGGGATTTAATAAACCCGATAACTCTTGGACATTAGTATATTGTGTAAGCCCTTTTACAAACTACCCGAAAGCTGCCTTTAGGATTCTAACCACCTACAATCCTTATGAGTCTCATCATGTAAATGGCCAAGTTAGGTTTGCTGAATCGTCACTTTCCTCCCCCTCTTCATGGAAGTACCATATTGGCTATGAAGCCTTTAAAGATATTGGTGGTAACTTTGTAAAGAAGGAAAATGGGGAGTATAAAAATACTGCTATTAATTCGGATTATTACGAAGATAAATCCGTAGATGACCGGCTTAAGAAACTAGTAGAATCGAACTAAAATGACTTTTACTGTAGATTACACCACACCAGTAGGAATAATTAGGACTTTGATTGGTGATTTAGACGCTGAGGATATGGAATTATCCGATGAATCTATTATAGCACTTCTAGGAATATATGGTAATGACCCTAAAATTACAGCCATATATTGTTTAAAATCATTAGCGGCTAAATGGGCTAAACGGGCTATAACCACTAAGATTGAAGGATTTTCTGCTAAATATGATAATATTTCGGCATTCTATGCGCTGAGGGCTAAAGAAATATCAGAAGCTACCTACCAGTTACCTATGGTTAATAGTGATGGTGGTTCTACATATAGAAATCCGTTATATCCTGGTGGATGGGTCCCTATGTAATGAAGTCTCCAAATATAGTAAAGTATATAAAAAGGGATTATAAGGAAGTAATTAATTCCTATGGGATTACTTCCTTTATAACTAATAAAGCTTTAGCTGGTAAAATACTTAGAAATAAAATCAAAGATGCCCAACAGGCTGAATTTCTAGCCTCTTTATCTGGTATCAACATAAAGAATAAGGATGCTTACTTAGTTATTTTAGATTATTCCTTCTTTCCGGTTATGCCAGAGGAAGGTGATACCATTGAATTTAGTGATCGGCCTGAATTCGAGTACATGTTAAGTAGGGGCTGGTCCGAGGCAATATCCAACACTCCGACTTCCATCAGGTTTATTGCATATAGGGAGGCTCTTCCAAACAGTGCTTCCGCCAAATCAGATGGAACTAGGCCATATAATGATATGCCTGGATATACATCTATAA